ATTCCAAAGGAAACTATCGCCGTCGCGTACATGGAGAGCCAAAAGGTGCGCGATCCGGGCGAATCCATGATAGTAATACGATCTACGGGCCGTGGCTTGAAGGAACATCATCGCGAAACAAAACGACACGGTTTAAAGGGTACGGGGAATTTCGAAAAACGCGAGACTGGATCGACAAAAAACAGGCAATGCCCATCATGAAAAAACATATCGAACGGGCAACACGTCGGTTGAATGGAATGTAGATATGGCTTTTGATATTACAAATACAATTAATGTCATTGCTTCTTTTTTGGAAAAGCGTGGGGAGTTTAATGTTGTCCAAATTGGAGAGCCCAAAAGTCCTTTGAATGGCGCAATGTCTGCAGCGGTCATGATGAACGATGCCAGTGTTGTTGGGGCCACATTATCTGAATCGATTGAATTACATGAAGTAACAATTCGGTTATATCGCAATATGCTCGAGGAACCAGAAGAAGATAACGAAATACGTTTAAGCCAGGCAGTCACAGGTGTTATATCCGATCTCCTGGGGGATTACGATCTGGGCACAACCGTGCGTAATGTCAGTGTGGGGGAATATGGAAGAACACTTGCAGCCACCTGGGGTTATATAGACGTTAGCGGAACAATGTTTCGGATGGTGGATATTAGCGTTCCACTTGTCATAGATGGATCAGCAACACCTGTTCAGTAAGGAGAAATATGGCAAAAAAATCAGGCCTTGGAAACAACTTTTATGTCGGCGGATACGACTTGTCGGGCGATACAGCAAGTCTCAATATTGCAGGATCTGCGCGTCCGACTTTTGACGTAACGGGCGTCGATCAATCGGCGATCGATCGGGTGCTTGGACTGTCGAGTGGGATGATTGATTTCGAGTCACATTTTAATGATGCCGCATTACAGGAACATGTCGCTTTGTCAGGACTTCCAACAACTGATCGCGTCGCGATCTATTCCACAGGAACGGCGTTAAACGATACGGCTGCCGGTCTTGTGTGTAAACAAATTAATTATGACTGGACACGCGGAAATGATGGAAGTTTGTCTTTAGCGTGCGAGCTCCAAGGATCAGCAGGGAGTCCAATCGAATGGGGAAATATTCTGACGACAGGCGTTCAAACCGTCTCTTCTGCCGCAAGTACGACAAGCATCGATCAGGGAGCAAGTACTAATCAGGGCGCACGCGCGTATATCATGAATTTTACCCTGTCTTCGGGATCTCCAACAGTGAAGATTGAAGACAGCCCAAACGATTCGAGCTGGTCGGATCTCATTACATTCACAGGATCGAGTGCGGCAAGCGCAGAACGCAAAACGGTAACAGGCACAATTAACAGGTATGTTCGCTGTACCCTCACGGGGACTTTTTCTAATCTCGCTTTTGCGGTTGTTCTGGTGCGTGGAACAGCACAAGACGACGTGAGCTTGGCATCGTGAGCAATTACGAAGGGCAACAGAAATTCCAAGTTGCAACACCCCTGGAGACGCACTGGGAAAACGTGCCATGCGCCAATGATACGTGTCGAAAGTTTAATGAGGGCTGGAGGATTACCGTGGATCGAGAACTTGTTTTGCCCAATGGTACAAAGCTTGGAGAGGCCCAATATCAATACATTAAATATAAGTCGGAACGTCATTTCACAGAAACGATATTTCCCGAAAACAAGGTTCTGTTTTTATTTCCACCTGGGCAACAATGTTTCGAGCAACACAAGCGCAAAATCGAGGGAAAAATGGCCCTCTTTAATAGAAGAGTTGGGCGCGAGGCACTGATGCCAATTACAACGCGATCAGCCCACAAGAACACCATCGAACCAGAGCGATACACCGATACATGGAACGAACAAATTTTTCAGTATGAAAAGCAACAACGAGAAGGATAAAGGAGCGATAAGATGGCAAAGGAATCAGGACTTGGATGGACAACGTTCAGTGTTGATGACGGTTCGGGGAGCCTGCGCGCGATCGTCAATGATATAACAGACGTTAGTTTCAGCACCCCGCGCGCCGTTTTCGACGTGACGGGAATGGACAAATCAGCGATGGAGCGGGTATTGGGCCTCGCCGATTTTAGTTGCGATGCGAATGGTGTTTTCAACGACGCAAGCAATATGTCGCATGAGGTGTTTTCGACGGCGAGCAGCACCTCGGTCGAGCGCGATTTAAACATGACGATCAGCGGTAAAACGTTAAACGTGAAAGTTTTTGTCACTGATTACCCACTGACACGCGGAGCGGATGGCGCGCTCACGTTTGCCGTTCCGATGGTTGGGACGGGTGGCGCTGTTCCTACGTGGTCATAGTCATAGTAAACATTGAAAAAACAAGGAGAGAACATTGGCTAAAGAACGGCAGATGAAAAAAATTGAACTTGAATCGATTACGGTGGATCTACCATTGGTTATAACCCATGGGGAACATCGAAAAATCGAACGCATGACAATACGCCTGGCGGCAGACGATTACGCAGAAATCAAAGACACCTTTGGTGCATCTTTGGAAGAGCTCCAGGCGACCGCGACAGCGGCAACAGGAATACAAACAGAAGTTGATTCTTCGGAAATGAACGACCACGAAGTCATGTCAACACTTGTGATCCTTACAGGAATGTCTGTTGAAGATGTCGATAATATCGACCGCAATGATTTTGAAACGATTCAAAATGTCATGCAGAACATGTACAGGAAAAAATCTGCTGAAGACAGGGCTGAGGGAAAAGACTCATCCGGGCCGAATATGAGGGCAGTGGCGAATTGAAAATCGAGCATGTGTTTGGGGATTTTATCAATTATGTTGAAGTTCTCGAATACATTTCAGGAACAAAGGCAGGAATCATTCGCCCTTATAGCCTGGATGAATTGAAAGAAAAGGATCATGATTGGGTGCTGAATTTATGGGATGCATTCGAAGTGATACAGGGAATCGAACAGGAAAAAATGTCTGATTCGATGAACACTCCTGGACAAGCAACCCGGATGAAACCAATGCAACAAGAAACAATGACAATGGACGAGCAACTTGCAAGCCTGTCACGAGCGGGGATGTAATGGCAAATTCAATCGAAATTTTGATTAATGCAAAAGACAATGCAAGTAAAGCCGTCCAAAAAACACAGCGCAACATGGAAAGCCTGACACGAGCTGCACGTGGAGCTGGCTTGGCTTTTACAGCTTTAAGTGCTGTTGGGGTTGCTGCGATGGGGGCTTTGACCAAAGGGGCAATCGAACAAAGACAGGCAGAACAATTATTGCGAGTTGCTGTTGAAAATACGGGTGTTTCGTATGATTCGATCAAAGACAAAATCGACGAAACAACGGCGGCTTTGCAAAAGAAAACCAATTTTGGTGACGAAGAACAAATGACCGTTTTGTCCCAAATGATTGCCATCTTTGGGGATGTTGAAAAAGCAATGATTGCGTTACCCGTGATAATGGATGCCGCTGCATCAAAAGGGCGAGCATTGACCACGGTAGCAGGAACCCTATCACGCGCCCTGGATGGACAGGTGGATACAGCTATCACACTTGGAATGCAGTTCGATAAGACTGCTGGATTTATGGATCGTGTCGATCAAGTGTCAGGGGCTGTTGGAGGATCAGCCGAAGCCTTAGCAGATCCCCTGACACAATTGGCAAATGATGTTGGTGATCTGGCACAGGTATTTGGAAAAGAATTGTTAGGGCCATTGGAATTTGTGGTAACCAAGATGCGCGAATGGATCATTGCAATGCAAGAAATCGATCCAGTAATGGTGAAGGTTATTACTGGGACGGGTTTAGTAGCAACAGCAATTCTTGGAATTCTTGGCCCCATTTTGCTGGCTATTTCATTTGCCGGTAAGTTGGCCCCGGTATTTTCATTTTTAGGAACTGTCATTGCTACTGTTGCAGGTGTATTCAGCGCGGTTGCGCTTCTTATTGCTGCTGCAATTGCAGCAGTCATTGGATTTGGTGTTGCCTGGGCATTCAATTGGAAAGGCATTCGAGAAAAGACAAAGTTTATTGTTGGCAAAATCAAAGAATTCCTTGAGTCCGGGTTGGGGTGGTTGATGCCTGGTGGTCGTCTGATTCTTGGTTTGATTAACCTGGCTGAAAATTGGGAAGAAATCTGGAATCGGATTATGAATTTCACCAAGACAATAACCGAAAAGTTGGGAGATATGATGCGTGTCATGGTTGAGCAAGTTATGAAGGGTATTACTGGTTTAATCAATGTTTTCAACATGATCCCAGGAGTTCCTGACATTAATTTACCGGAAGGCGGCATTCCAGGTGCTGCACAGGGTGTAATGGATAAAGCCAAAGGCGTCGTTTCCAATGTTCGACAAGGGCTGAGGGATTTCGGTGATATTGGAGTGCGTGAAAGTTTCGGTGGTCAAAATTATCGTGAGATGGCTGCATCTGGATCGGAGCTAGAGGAATTGCCAACAGCTTCGGTTCGGATCAATTTGAATGAACAAGAATTTGGTGATGCTGTAGGAGTTCTTGTTTCAAATAATGGGCAACTACAAAATTAATTGGAGCGGAGATTTGTATGGCTTTCGCATATAACCTGCAAAACGATACGACAACCCTTACGTTGAATAGTGGCACGAATTATTCCGTGCAGCCTGATGGGTTCGATGCGCCGCCGCCAAGAAGACGCCAAAATTTTTCGGGTGGTGGTTTTTTCCGCGATGGATCTGATCTGATGGAACGCCGTTTCACCAATCGAACTGTTACCCTGAACATTTGGATTAAAGGATCGTCCCAAGATAACCTCATTGCAAATATCAATGCTGTCAACCATTTATTGGAACGTGGTGCAGAATATTCACGGACTGGGATTGGCTCCCAGTTGGTTTTACGCCGCCAGTGGGATTCAGCGACAAATACAAGCGACTTTAACGTTATCGAAGGTGTATTGACAATAGTTGGTGATGCAGGTGATGTACATCGATTCAGTCCATCCAGTGACTTGCGGATCAGTGCGTCTTTGCAATTAATCTGCGAACCTTTTATTTTAGGAACGGCAGAAACAATCGAAAATTATATCAACAATCCCGGTTTCGAAGTTGACGATACCGATCTTGCAAATTGGAGCGAAACAAAAACGGCAACAGGAACAACTGCCAGAGATGCGACACAGAAAAAATTCGGGGATGCATCGTTAAAGTTAACAATGACCAACAGCGGTGGATCGGGCCAGGTGATCGAACGATCACAAGTACGAGCTGAAGTCGATGCGACAGAGGTTTGGAGCTTTTCTGTTTGGGTGCATGTTACAGCATTATCGAACGCAAAAGCGGGGCTTGTTCTTTTATACGACGATGGATCAGCAACTACGACGACAAGCTATCAAACTTCCGTAACTTCCGACTGGACAAAGCTAACGCTTGAAAATCAAACGGCCCCATCCGGGGCGGGACAAGTGACCATTAAACTAAGGCTGGAAGCGACAGCAGGATCAGCAACAGGAACCGCATATTTCGATGGGGCAATGCTGGTTTTGTCGGCATCATCCCCTGATTCCTGGGTGAGTGGTCACAATGTCGCTAATGGTTTTGCAGATGATTCCCAGGCGACAACAAATTATATCGATATTCATCCGATTGGTGGTGATGTTCCTGCATTGATACAGGTATATGCGCTCGAAGGAACCGATCACACAACCGTCTGGGCTGGGGCGCGACACGGTGATCGTATGACAGACACTGATCTATGGCTTGAAGGTGAATCCGCAAGCCGGGTGATTACCGCAACTGTGTCGGAGCTGGCTGAAACAAATGGTACGCAAGCGGGAATGAATACAGGATCTGCGGCACTCGATTCAGAATCGAGTGTTGGTCATTTTGTTTTAACAAATTCGAGTGGTAGTTCCTACACCGTATTAGCTGATACTTGGTTTTATGCAGCATTCACATTGTCTTCGCTTCCTGTTGGACAATACCGGGTTTTGTTACGTGCTGGATGGGAATCCGATACATCGACCGTTGCAAGCCAGGAATTAAACTGGGGGGTTGGTGTTCGTCAGGGTGATTTTGTCGAACTCGATGCAACCAATCCCAGTACGACCAAATTTGTCACATTTGAATCGAGTTCTGCGGAAACAGTGGGCCATTTGCTTGACCTTGGAACGATCACGGTCCCAACAATTAAATCACCAGCTGGATTGACAAGCCAAGCGTTTGATATCCGGGTTTATATGGGAACGACCGCTTCCAATGCAACAGGGAACGGGGAAGCGATCGAATGGTTTCTCGATGCGGTTATGTTGATGCCCATCGATCAAGGTTCGGTATATGTTTCGAAAACAGCAGGAACCGATTTGGTTTTGATCGATTCACGCAGCAAACCATCGGGCGTGTATTTGCTTAATACATCCACGGAAGTCGCTGAAAGCTATCCTGCAAATCAATTGGGGAGCCCTATTTTTGCCCACCCGGATGGAACGCGCATTTATTTTGTTTTTGGAACGGGTGCAACAAATACCTGGGTTATTGCTGATGCCACAACAGTCAAGGTTACAATTATCCCCCGGTATTTATACGTTAGGTGATTTATGCTAGATACACGATTGCGGGTTTTATTGTTCGACAGTGATTTAGCCAGTCCAACATTGATCGACGATTTAACACAAAATGTGCAAGGCTTGAAATTTTCGACAGCGTTGCATGGTGGATTTCAAAAATGCACTTTTTCTGTTTCCTTATCATTAGCGGACAGCTGGTTGTACCTTTCCGAAAGTGCGAAAATACCGGGCCGCCATTTTTCCCGACTTGTTATTTATGAAGAAAAGACCGTCATTTGGGAAGGGCGCTTGATGGATATTTCCCTGTCGTTACAAAGCAAAGCCACAGGGGAAGGATTCCATGGAATCAAAATTGTTGCGTTTGGTTATTGGTCAAGTTTACGCGATCAATTTTATTCCGATGATGATGGATCGAGAACGGATTGGACAAGTGGAAGTGGTCACCAGGCCAGTGACATTATCAAAGAAATTTTAACGGCTGAATGTCCCAGCATTAGCAGTGACCAAAGTAATATTACGACCAACTCCAGAGACCTGGCAGGGATTGATTTATCTATTCGGGAATATCCCCAGGACATTATTGTTAAAAAAATAGCTCCACTGAGTGATTCCGATAATGAAAAATGGCAGTTCGCGATTTGGGAAAACCGGGTTCCGTACTGGTCAGCCCGGTCGATTACGACGTTGGATTATCGCATACGCCTTGAAGATACTGGGGGGATCACGCTGACACAGGGGGCCGCTGAATTGCGTAATTCGATTATCCCACTTGTCGGATCGACAGAAGGAACAACGGTCAACGATGCAACTAGCCAGTCGTTTTATCCTGTTCGGGAATTCCTGTTCACATTGCCAACCGGGGCCAATGCTAATTCTCAGGGTGATGCGGCAACAGCTTTAAGTGCGGATCGATCAAACCCTTTACAAACACAACGATTCCAAATTACTGGTCACGTGTACAAAGTGACGGCGGGTTCTACTGGTGGATCGTTGGAAGAAGTGCCAAAGTATCATATGCGTGCAGGGCAAACATTGCGGATCGACGATTTGGTTCCGGCGACCATTACGAGTCCAACTTTCGATCGGTTGCGGACGTTTCAAATTGTGCAAACAGAATACGATGCAGACACGGATACCATTTTCATCCAACCAGATACGATTCCACGGTCTTTGTATAACATACTTGCGGATTTGGGCGACCTGGAAGCACCGCGATGAAACAGACACGATACAAAAACCCACACGAAATGATGGCTGACATGTTGTTGATTAATTACATTGCACAAGGGTTGCATATCCCAGAACCAGAATTTTCCGTGGACGAGAATCAATGGGTATTCAAGGAAATCGGATCTTGTGTTACCCCGGAATTGTTGCAGGATATTCGTGGTGATATCGATCGACAAAACGAATTAATGTCTTGTTTATATGATGATGTAGTAGTGTCAGATTACTGGCGTTATAGGTTGGTTAATTAGGAAGGAGAGATATGAGCTGGTTAGCAAAAATAAGACCGCAAATTTTGGCGGCTATCCTGATTCTTGGTGCAATTGCCATTATGGGGATACGGACAGAATTAACAGAAGTCAGTGGTGTTGCAACTGCTGGTTTGATTGCATTGTCGAAAGATATTTTGCAGCATCCCGATGGTTAAATGACAACAGAAAACGAACCACAAAAAGATGAAGTGATCGATAAGAACCGTGTCACGTTATCAGGTAGGGAATTAATCATCCTGGTCATTTTCACGCCGGTGGTTTTTACCTGGTTGTTTTTAGCTGCACGTATCATTATTTCTGCCACAACTTCGGTCGCTGTATTAGATTCTATCGAAGGTCTTTTGACGGCGTTAGCGGTCCTGACAATTCCAGTATCAGCAGGTGTATCAAAGCTCTTCGAGGGATGGGGGAATAACGATGGAAAAGAATGAAAAAAAACCAAGCAAGTTCAAATTAATCATCAAATCAAGGCGGTTTTATTTTCCGTCGTTCAAATGGCCTAACATTTTTACGCCCACGCTTGCGAACGTGTTGCCAAAAGTTGGTTTGCCGAAACTTGTGAGCTTGAATGTAGCAGGAAAAATCAAGTGGATCATTTTTGGCACAACGGCAATCAGTTTGTCCGCTGTATCGGTTGGCATTGTGTTCAGTGTGAAGGACGTAATAACGAACACGTTTGAATATCCTACTGCTGGTGCAAACTATACTGAATTGGGATCGGGTGGAACATTGGGGCAACCACTCCCAGATTATCCTGGGAATGAAGTAGGGCAACCCCAGGGGCAAAACCAAACCTTGCAGCTTACATTGGCAAGCGGCGCACGCCTCAGCTCGCTTTCGTTTACAGGGGTGGATGCCGGGCGTAGTGGTTTAACCGATTGTCTTGTTGTCGAACGTGATGCAAGCAACACGACTGGATATCTTTTTGCCAATACCATGACGCTCACGGGTGTAAGCGCACCCAGTTTCGATATGGCGAACAGTGAGTTCGGGACGCTAACAACGGCTGGAGTGACCGATGGGCATACATGGAGTCCCACACTCGACAGCACAATCAGCGAGCAAGTTGTGAGCTCGTCTCGTGGATCTGGTTCCTTTTCAGCAACCGACACTGTTGTTGACCGTGTGATTATTACATTGCTGGGCGATGCGACGGTGGAAACGCTGAGCTATAACAACGTCAAATGTTCGGTTGGTGGAGTGAATTTCGATTACATCAAAGCGGGAACTTTTACCCAGGATTCCACTTCAAAATTCGGGGACGGAGATGGGATTAATACTGCCGATTGGGTGCTGAATACAAGCGTGAAGTATCGCACTGGAAGCGACTCCATTGTGGAGCAACCATTGACAGTGAGATAAGGAAAGAACAGGAGAGAACGATGGTTAATTGGTTAACGGGTTTTGTGGCAAACAAGATGAGGTTTTGGGAAAAACCAACACCAGAAGAATATGCTTATTGTGTGAAATGCCGGATGAAAAATATTGTGATTAATCCAATTCGGATTGTCATGAAAAATGGGCATCCTGCGTTACGTGGGCATTGCCAGGCATGTGGAACAAAAGTGTTCCGCATCGAAAAACAAAGTGCAAACCAAACCCTTTAAACAATAAAAAAAGGCCCCAATTAATGGGGCCTTTTCATCGTGGGATTATTGTTAGTAATTCCACCAGAAACCCGGCACGTTTGTTTTATCTTTGGGTGCAGAAAATCCGGTTGTTTGTTTTTCTAAATTTTCAAAAGACCAACCTGTTTTACTCCACCCACGGATGTTGTTTGTTTTGGAGTATTGGATGTATTCCCGAACCGTCATCTTTTCTGATCCTTGTTCTAGAAGGATAGAACGGTCTGTATGAAACATTTTGAATGGATGATAAAAGGCATTTCTTTGTGTTATTTTGGCCTCTAAATATTCGATGTAATCATCCCGTAAATTAATTTGCTCGAGAAGATCATGAACGGTATTGTTCTCGTTTCCGTGTCCCATTACCCAACCCCCTCTTGTTCAATCAGCATGTTTTCGTAATCTTGTTGGCTCATGTCCACGCCGTCACGGGACGTAAAAACAACAGAATATCTAAATTGTTCCAATGAAGGAATCCCATACCCTTGCGGTTGTGTGGAACCAAGTTTCTTTTGTAAATATCTGATGTATTCCTTAAGTGCTTGCGCATCATCAGAATTTATTGTTATTGTTTCTGGAATGTCATCATTTCCATTGAACGCCCATTGCTCTAATAACCCCATTTGAATACCCCTTTGATCTACTGTGCCGCTGTTGATGTATTAATAATACACCCATGCTCCTGCAATGTCAGCACCAATATTAAAAATACATGCTATAATCGAAAGCGGTGGGTATTTAGTTGGTAAATAATCTATCACAATAATGGCTATAAGCCCTTTGGTTGTTAAGAATTACCAACTCCTGGGGGATACCTTCCACTCCTTTGATTGGGGGCCAAGAGTCTATCTTTGGCCCTCTTTTTTTTCATCTGTATTATGGATTGTGTTATTATTAATACATCTTATGCAGGAGGTTTTTTTATGGTACGTTCAATGAGTCGTTCAGCGGGACAAGTGACACAGATTGGAGGCAAGCAAAGTTTCTCAGGAACGATTGCGGATCTCAAAATCAAAAAAGAAGGAATCATCCACGTTAACCTGGATATTCCACAATTCGAAAGTAAATTCCCGGCATGGTTCAGCACCGACGAAATCAACGATCCATCCGCGAATGTTATACCACAGGAAATCGCCGATCGTTTCCTTCGCGAGGATGTAAACACAAATACACCTCCCAACAAACCGTATACCTTTGAACTGGAAACATTGCATATTCGGATTGATAAAAACGGGGACAAAAAATCCGGGGAAAAGTTTTACGATTGGAAATACAAATTAGTTAATGCTTCTTTGGATGCCCAAAATGAAACACCCGTAACACCGACGGAATCCGAAGAACCAATCTTCACCCAAAAAGATGGGACAACCAACACAATGCCTCCTGGCGTCAAGGGCGAGGAATATGGGAATGCTGTCACCAATGCAACATCGATTATCAACAAGTGGCTTGAGGTCTGGTTGTTGCACCAAACAACGGAAAGCGACTCAATGGGATTTATGCCCACAAAAGAACAAAGCGATTTGATTGCAGAACATATCACCGATTTAACAGCAGAAATTGTTATGCGAAGGCATGACCAATGAATAGCTTTTACTGTCCATCATGCGCCGACAGCAGGGCAAGTGACACAGAATCAGATGGAGTGCTCAGGGTTTTAGCTGAATACCAAGTCGATGGAACCATTTATTGCAGAAAACATGCAGTACGAACCATGATGAAAAAAAGCCGAGAAGGATCAGCGTACAGAATAACTGGAAAGGAACTACCGCAATGACAAACCCCGCATTAACCAGCCCATATCCGGCAGTAAGAAAGTTGGCAGCGGAAAATCTAAAAATAGAAACCGATCTTGAAACCCAATTGAACGAAGGGGCGCAAAGATCGGAAGGACGGGATTGGGATTGGAATTTAACCAACCTAGAAAAAATTGGATTTGATGATGATGAAGCCCTTGAGCTTCTTGACGCTTATCATACTTGTGAAGCAATCCGAAAGAACCCAGAGAAAGGAAGCTGGTTACGTGGAAGATGGTCTTACCTTTATATCCATCATCAAGTAATTTTAAAGTTTCAATTTCCAACCGCACCAAATAAAGCCATCCGTCTTGCTGCCTATTACATGGCAAACAGTCAAGACGGACAAGACTCATGGGACGAAGCGATGCGCGAAATAGGACTCGACCTCGGCTTAAACATGATGCGTTATCACGTTTGGAAAGGCCCGGTACATCGGGATGCTTATATGAAATTTCTCAGGCGATTTAAGAAATTCAAGGGTGAAAACAAGAAAAGTATCAAGGCGCGAAACGAAATAATTGAACGAATAGAGCAGGAAACTTCCTGAATGATGCTCGAGCGTGACATACAGGAAAGCATTCGCATTGTGGCACGGCAATTTGGTTGGTCGTCAGTAGACAATGGGTTTTTTTACCACACATGGAACAGCAGGAAATCTGAAAAAGGATTTCCTGATATTGTCATGAGTGATGGAGAAAACCTTATTATCGCGGAAGTAAAACGGAACAAACCTAAGGGGCGACTTACGCCAGAACAAAAGAACATCCTTGATATTTTAGCAATGCATATCCCCCACACGTATTTATGGCGTGAGGGGGATCTGGGCGATGCATATGCAGTTCTGACAAGGGGCGAAGCATTTACACAATTAACCGCCCAATCGTTATGGATCAATCGCCGTGGAGAAAACTAGGAAAGAAGAAGGAAACAATGGAAAACGAAGAGAAGGATTTAGATTCATTACGCATGGATCATGAAACACTTGGGAAATTGATTGAAGAACGAGAAGTCGATGAAGAAACAATTCCAAACAATTCTTTGATTTTGTGTCAGCATTGCAATTTTCTTTGGACAACACGACCAAACACCCGGAGGAAATCAACTTTGCAAAGCAAACACTTATTGCCGAATCGTTGCAACAATTGCCATAAACAAAATACAGCAATCCTCATTCCCAGAACAATCATTGATGGTTATGTCGCAACGTTAAAAAGAAGTGATTAAAAACAAAGGGCATTTTTGTTGTGTGCCTTATCCAACAAGATGCCCCTTGTTCATTGTGCCAAGATCTTTTGCAGGAGGACTTAGCACAAACAATTTTAGTATACCAGTAAATGGTTATCGAATAATCTGTAACCGCATAATTGTTTCTAACATAACCATGTTATTATTAATATTCTATGTTTTAGAAAACCAAAACATTAAGCGGTTACACCAATGAAGTGCTTCACCATGGATGGACGATAAAGCACTTCGGAAAGGAAAACATTATGAGTATAAATCAAGTGGAATTTTTCCGCTACTCTGCACACCTTCGAGATACATTGGTCAAGATTCTGGGCAATACCGACGATGCTGATATTGTCCACCAAGGAATGCGACTCCAAAGCCAATATGGAGAATGTTTCGCATCCGCCCGGTTTCTGGGTTTCCAGGTGGCACAAGCAAGGTATCTTCGCGCCAATGATTACATTCCAACGGAAGATCCACAACAAAAGGAACGCATCAAGTTGAATGGTCGGATGATTGTTTTGCGGTTGATGAAAAGATTAAAAGAACAGCACTTCATTCGAACCAAGCGGCGTATCCGTCCTGACAAAACCCAAGGAACGAATGTCATCGATTTTACGGCGTTATGGGAATACATCAAACCAATTTTGAAAGCCTTATCCCAAATGACTCACGGGCAATCCAGATCGTTTTTAACACGTGACCGATGGGGAACAAAATGGTTGTTCATCATGCCTGGCAAAATTGCTGCAATGGTTAATTTGGCAATGCCGCCGCCATTAAAAAATATCGTTGCCCAACGTTTTAAAAACGGACATATCCAAGGGGCGTCATGATGATTGATTACAACAATGCAGCCATGTTGCGACAGTGTGCCAAGTATGGTTGTTTAGATCCTTATTTAACAAAGGACCAACAAAAAGAGGCACACGCAAAACATTTGGAAGAGGAAAACAAACCCTTGCCCATTGTTCCCAAGGTGGCATATTGTGACACAACCGGGAAAGATAAAACCCATCATATCGATTTGCATTGCAGGAAACTCGTGGAATTCATTGCAACAAACCATGTGTCATATTCACCCCGCACGTCACGCAAAGTGATCCTTAGTTTATATCGGAAGCCATGTGAGGAATGTGTGCCAAATAAAAAACCCCAATCATCATGATTGGGGTTTCATTCCTTTTTGTTTGGCTGTTGTGTTTTTTATTTAGTGGTTTCAGGCAATGCTCCTGTGTTCTGGACAGTCGATGTTGTCCCAAAATTGATTTTGCCTTCTTTCAATTCCGCTGACGTCCGGGTTGCTACATGATGGTAATAATTTACTGTTGATATTGGAAAAACATAATCTTTTCCATTATTACATTTCGCTACAACTACATTCTTTTTCCGTTTGGGATCAAATCCCGTAACCTCAAAGGTTTTGTTTTTGTCTTTCCATGTGAAACCAATTTCGAATTCCGCACCCAATTCTATGGCAGCAGATTTGATTGCTTCATGATTTGGTACACTGAATTCTATTTTGAAATCTGCCCTTTCACCTAAACCACTAAATGTTCCACCTTTGGCAAGGGATTGAAGCCCATGCTTTTCAGCAATTTTTTCCATTGCTTCCTTTAATTCGTTTGATAAAACCGTCCATCCTACCCTATCAATATTTTCCATTTCATCACTCCTTTGATCTGCTGTGCTGCTGTTGATGTTGTAATAATACATGAACCACAATGAATGTCAACAAATTGGCTACAAATGTTTGAACCAAGTTGACGTTGACAATGGAAGCAAGGGGCGTATTATTAACGCATAGTTCGAAGTTCAGTAGATCTAAGGAGTAGTCGCCACACAATAACCAAGTAGACAGCAACGCATAGTTAGGGAGCGCCTGGCGCTCCCTAGAAGGGACAGACAATGCATTATCACACTATAGCCGGAGACCGCGGATATCTACCAGATTATAACGAAGCATACGAAACGTTCAAGGATGCACACAACGACTTGATCGACTACGTTGCAAGGGTTGAGGATGATTGCGAAATACCGGAACATTCCAATGGATGTACTGACAATTTTGTACGGTTCCTGACAGTCGAAATATCGCCAGATACACGATTCCTAGATTTTGTAGGCAATACGCATGGAGTCCAATATATCGAAGTATATGACGACTGCAATGTGGCAAACGATAGAGATTGTTTAGAGGGGGAGTAAACACAATGACACAAAAAGCATGGTCGATTGGAAATGGGAAAAGATGGATAACGCCGGAATCTAAAAGTTTGCCAGGCATGAAAGATTAGTAGATCTAAGGAGTAGTCGAATGGCACATTATTACGAACTGATTTGGACATCAGATAATAAGGAAAATTTTAAGGAAATATTATCTGAATTCTATGGGTTCCGAAACTATGTTGATGATGTAAAAATTATTACTCGATGCGAACATGGGATCAATCTAAATTTAGATGAATGCGAAGAGGATTGTAAATCAATCCAACAAGGGGTGTTGGAAGGGAAAGGGAAATAATGGGAAACATACAAGATCGGAAACAATTGAAAGTACACGAACCAATCAAAAATACGTTTCAGGTTCATCAACCAGACATGCAGCCCATAGAAGGAACAACGGTTTGGTTTTATGAAAACCACGGGTATTTGAAATGCGATCGTTGCGAGATCAAAATGGATCAACGTGATTATGTTAAAGGCTTTCGTGGTTGTCATCATATGCGGACAGTAATCGATTACCAAAAAAACAAAGGAAAACTTTAAATGGATATAACACAAAGTTGGATCTTTTCCAAAAACCGAGGACCAAATGGTGCCGTGTGGTTGAATACATCGGATCATCCATCCATTGCGGGATGGATTGCCCGGAGAAATATGGAGCAAGAAACATATTACAAGAATGCAACCAAAACCGGGTTTGATGATGCAAAAGGGTATGTGTTCCAAAATAGTTGGGAAAAATGGATTGCAGTGGTTATCACCAACAATCAAACAATGGACATTGAACACACATTCGAAACGAAACAAAAAGCAAAACAATTTGTCGAAATGATCTAAGACAAAAAACGGCCCATCATTCCACCAACCCCCGGATGCATTGCAAAGTGTTCCGGGGGTTTTGTTATAATTCAACAGCATGGGCTTCCGACTTTCTGCTTACATTTTGTGTGGTTAGTTCCTTCCACACAGGAAAACAAATCCCTTCCACGTGCAAGCCAAATGCCCATGTAGACCGCCGGTTTTTATCCATTATTCACTGGCGGTCTTTCTTTTCCCTTGTCATGTTTTATTAATACTAGTATGCTTAACCAGGTGCGATTCTGTGTGTTTGTGGTAAGCACAACGCCGCTAAAGGCAGGAATCGCATCGATAATGACAATGGGCAACACAAGCCATGCAACAACCACATAGCAAGTTGCATAAAGGAAAGCAATCATGGCACAAAACCCAGCCAGTCCAACATCGGCCCGCGCCATTACAGCCAGGCAACGTGAAACACAGGCCGTTCAGTTACGCCAAAGTGGAGCAACGTACGACCAAATAGCGGATGCCCTTGGTTATTCATCCCGTACCAGTGCTTATCGAGCTTTGCAACGGGAAATGAAAAGGTATAGCGAAGCGCACCCCGAAGCAAATGAATCGATTCGGGAATTGATGATTCAAAGATTGGATCGCATGTTGTTAAGTGTTTGGCCCAATGCCCAGGCCGGGGATTTGGACGCAATCAATATTGTTTTACAAATGGATAAACGGCGATCGGACTTGCTTGGATTAGATGCCCCAAAGAGTATTGAGGCTCGAATGAAAGTCGATATTCTTTCATACAATGCGGCAATCGATGATTTTGTTGCGGCATACCGGGATGCACACGAAGTAAACGATCAATCCATCGCTTTCATGAAACAAATCGATTCTATTGTTGAGGAGAGGTTATTGAAAACAACATGAAAATCAAAGATCGTATCATCGAATTAAAACGTGTCAAAGCAAGCGAGTTGTTGCCCAATCCAAAAAACTGGCGCACGCATCCAATCGAACAACAGGACGCTCTCAGAGGATCGTTAGCTGACATTGGTTTTGCAGACGCAGTTATTGCCAGGCAAACAACCGAAGGATTGATGTTGATCGATGGACATCTTCGCGCGGATGTTTCCGAGGGACAAATGGTTCCAGTTCTCATTGTCGATTTGTCGGATTCCGAAGCGGATCAATTACTTGCAACCCTCGATCCATTGGCGGCAATGGCAGACCGGGATAGCGGCAAAATCAATGACTTGCTCGACAACATTACATCCGACAATGAAGCCGTTAATGATTTACTCGATATGCTTCGCGAAAATACATTTCAACCTTTGACCATTACACACATTCCGGGGCTCGATGAGGAAATCGATGAAACCATATCGAACGAATTAAGAATTTGCATTTGCCCCACCTGTGATAACAACCATTCCGCTCCCAGGGCAACAAGATCGCAAAACAATGACTAGTGTGATTTCATTGTTTTCGGGTTGTGGTGGATCTAGCTTGGGTTATCATCAATCCGGGTACGACGTTCGCTTGGCGGTCGAATGGGATAAACACGCGGCGCAAACATACGCGACAAATTTTCCTGACACGCCTTTATATCATGGGGACATTACACAACTGGATATCGAAACCGCCCAATCGTTATCCGGGTTACAGGATCAAGAGCTGGACGTTCTTGATGGATCTCCACCATGCCAGGGATTCAGCAAAGCGGGGAAACAGGATTTGTTCGATCCGCGCAACCAGATGTACCATGATTACGTGCGATTTTTACAAGGCTTCCAACCAAAAATGTTTGTCCTGGAAAATGTCAAAGGCCTAATCCAAGGAAAAAACAAAA